TATTTTAAGACTTTTGCATTATATTCTGATGCGAAAGTCTTTTTTTGAAATTTATATATTTTTATACTTTACAAACTTTTAAATGTGTGATAATATCCACAATATAAAAAGTACTTTTTAAATAATTTAATCAAGAGGAGGATTTGTATATGCATGATATTATTGAGCAGTAATGTAAAATAAAGTAATGTGATTATACAGGGAACACAATATTAATAGCCTCCTTGGTTATATCTATCTCTTTAAGTATATTTAACCAGAATCCACGCTTGTTGTCTGGAGTTAAACTGTTATATAAATCTTTCCAGTTATCTGGCAGAGATGGAACGCTTCTGGCATTGTCTATCTTGTCCTTATAGCCCGCTATTTCTTTTTTAATTGCAAAACGCTTATCTTTATATTCCTCAAAAGGAATATCTCCATCTTCGTATCGTACACCAATCCGCTTAAGCTTTTGCTCAAGAGTCTTAATCTTGTTTTCGTAAGTTGCTTTATTTTCTTGTTCAAGTTCAAATTCAGACTGACACATCTTAAGTTCTGCTTCTAAATGTTCCATAAGATAAGCTTCTATTTTTGTTTCTGCAAGATTAACACCTGGGCAATCAAGATTTCGTTTATCATTGTGAGCAGCGCAACTGTAAAAAGGATAATATAATTGCTGGCCATTTTTAACCCACCTGTTTACTCTTGCTACCATACGTCCTCCACAGTAACCACATCGGCAGAGTCCGGAAAATAAGTATACTCGGTCACTTCTTTTTGGAGTGCGGTTACGTTTTGTCGAATTTGTAAGGATTAATAAATGCTCATCCCATGTTATGTAAGCTGGACATTCAGATCCGGATGCATTTCCGGCATAAGCAGGGCTTTTTAACATTCTACATATCTGTGAAGTGGCAATATGCAGACCATATTCTGCAACAGCTTCAGTTGCTTTTGCAATACTAAAACAAGATAGATATGTTCTGAACATAGCGTTTATAGCGTCATATGTTTTTTCGTCAAAAACAAGCTTTTTGTTTTCTCTTCTATACCCACGCGGACATTTTCCACCGACAAAGTCACCGCGGAGCCTTCTGTATTTAACAGCTTCTTTAGTTCGCTCAGATGTTTTATCCGCTTCATTTTGAGAAACAGAAAGCATTATATTAACCTTGAATAGACCGGTTGATGTTTCTGTTTCGTAATCTTCCCAGATAGCACGCCAAGGTACCTTATAAGAATCCAACAGAGTTTGAACCTGATAATAGTCAGCAACGGATCTGAACCATCGGTCAAGCTTAGTGAAGAGAATAATATCAATCTTACCTTCTTTGCAATCATTTATTAACTGCAGAAGAGCTGGGCGATTGATATATTTTTTTCTTGCTGAGATGCCGGCATCGTTGTATTCACCGGCTATAACATATCCGTTATTACTGCAGTATTCTCTTAATGCAAGAAGCTGTGAATCAACAGATAAGCCCTTTTCTTTTTGTTCTTTTGTAGATACTCTAACATAAATAGCAGCGCGTTTCATATATCATTCCTCCTTAAGTTGCACCAGTGCAACATTTTTAAGTACAAAAATAACACCTACTTGCAAAAGCGGTGTTTCAAATGATATAATATAGCTTGTTCAGGGCGGTATTATATCATAGGCACTGCTTATGTAAGTATCGTGGTAAAAGCTCTTGTGTTCCAGCACAGGAGCTTTTATTTTTAAAATTAATATTGATGGTGGAACAAAAATATTCAAAAAAGATATTGCATTATGTCAAAGTTTTGATACAAGTTCTTTATGAATGATTTTTGCAATTTTACCACATTTATATGCAATCAGTTTACTGTCAAAAATTTTCCTGTTTGATATTTTCAACTATGCCAATTACTGTGCATATATATATAATCAATTTTTGGTATTGTATTGAGTATTTAGACCCTTTGTTACAAAAATAAAATATTAAACATAATAAAAATAAATAACTTAGTAAAAGTACAAGAAATATTAGTTGAGGATTCAAATTGAATGCCGAATAGACACTAAATAATGCACTGATAAGAAAGCTCGGAATCAATAATACAAGTGGGAAATGAATGCTGTTTGCAATTTCTTTTTTTATCTCTAATGCATACTTTACATTTTTTAAATTTATCAAATCATTACAAATAATAACCTTATTATTTTGATAATTCTTGTAATATTTGATGATTTCTTCAACTAATGTGTTATATTGTTCAAAATTATGTATTTCCTCAAATTTAATATAACTACAATTAAGGAAATTATCTTTACAAATACCAGATAAAATATCATCTAAAGTCCTTTTTCTCATAATTAATTCATACCTCCATTTTGATTGTTTAACATTAGTAAGTTTTATGTTAAAATATAAAAAATTCATTATTTTGTAAAATGTAAAAATCTATTAATTTTAATAGCTTTAGAATAAAATGCTATTAGATACATATGCATACAAGGAAGTCCATCTTTCGCAAAGCCAGGACAGGAACAATGTTTCATATCTGCTTTGTGTTTTCCAAAACGGCCAGTGCCTAATTTCTTGTCTATAAATAAGCTGCCGTTATATGTCATGGCGGCGTCCTGCTTTATGATCTGCTCTGGCAGAGCATGTATTTTATTGTTGAAATCTGGCCAATTAATTATTTCACATCTTCCATATATTTTCTTCATTCGAATAACTCCATAACATAAAGCGAAGGCTCAAATCCTATAACATAATTGTCTACTTGCACACATATGCCATATTTAGAACGGTAACATTCAATGACATCATTAAGAAATTCTTCTGTTACATTTAAGTAATCTGCCATATCGTGTAAGGTCCTGCAGTTGGCTTTATAACAATTAATAATACCTTGCAAACCAACTTGTCTGTTATATGCCCACAGACGGGCTCTAGCTTCTTGCTTTCTGTTACCAGTGTCAGACATATCTAATATATCTCCAGAAGACGTGTAGAAGTGTCCAAGCTCTTCTGCAAGTACGCATGCCTTTTCTCTTTGTGTAGGCAAATCCTTTTTAATAGCAATACGATTACCTTTAATTCTTCCGGCATTAGCAACAAGAGGCTTTTCCCTGGTAATAAGATTATTGTTATCTGCTTCAATAAGTAATTCTTCGTAGCTCAAATAAATCCCCTCTTTAAATTATTTCCATTCATCATCATTATCCATAATGTCGTTATCGTGTTTTTGGTTTGTTTTAGAAGATCCTTCTAATTCATGTGCAGCGTCAAGCAAAAATTTATCATCAGAGGTGTATTCAGGTACATAGGTTAATTCTTCAACACGCTTAACAGCTTCTTTGATTCCTTTAGAATTTAATTTATTACAATAAGCTAATAAGCGATTTGTTAGACCAGACTGATTATGTTTTGCTTCATTTAATTCGATAACAGCTCCAGTTGGATTATAAGTGTAATCTAAATTGGAAAAACTTCTTTCCATAGATGTATCATAACCCATAAGCCATGCTTCTGTAACATTCAAAGCCTGACCTAATATGAATAATTTATCTTGATTAGGCTCTACCTTTCCGGATACATATTGGCTTATATCAGATTTATTCATCTTTACATTATATGTTTTACAAAATGGAAGACAGGCATTTAATATGTCAATTTGACGAAGATTGCGGGTCTTCATTATGTATTTTAATCTAGATGAAGTATTTTCCTTTTTCAAATCTTACACCTCCTTATTAATTATTATAAATTGAATTTATCATATATTGAACAAAAGTTCAAGAGAAAAAACAAAAAAGTTAAAAATATTGAATTTATGTATTGACAATAAAAAATGCTGTGGTATTCTTAAAATACAAAAGTTAAAAACATTGAACCGAAAGGAGATGATAAAAGTAATGTCATTTGATTATAGAAAATTGAAAGGAGCAATTATTGAAAAATATAATAGCCAAAGTGCATTTGCAAAGGAAATAGGTATTTCGGAGCGAACACTTTCTTTAAAGATGAATGGTAAAATAGCTTGGAGACAACCAGAAATTGTACAAGCAATAAAGGCATTAAATCTTACAACAGACGATATACAAGAATATTTTTTTAAAGAAAAAGTTCAAAACATTTAACTTAAGGAGGTGAGAGAGTGAAGGGACAGGTTAATTATGTCAAATGGGTTAATCCCAATATATACAACTCAGTGACACTGGCAAGCAAGTCAATGGAAACTGATGAGTATAACGAACTGGTTAGTGAAATATTACATTTAACAAATCAACACAGCTTATCAATATCAGATTTAGAAAGCTTCTTTAAGCAAATGATGGAAGATGTAAAAAGGAATATTGTTCCTGGTTAAATCATTCGTTCAATTATTTCTCTTAAAGAATTACTTAGCACATATTTAGAATTGTTTTCAGGTCGGCTAGTAGGAATCTGAGTGTAATTTCTGATGTTTATATCATATCTGTCAGTATAAGTTTTTTTGCCATTCTTATAAGTAATGATGAATGTGTAAATTGTATCAGGCTTGAATATCTGACAATCAAGGGAAATTAACTTCGATTGTCCAGGAGCTAAAATTATGCCCTTAAGTCTATTAAGATTTACTGACAGTGATTGTGACATTTTATCGGGTGGATTAAGAAATTGGAAATCAGTAATTATGCCAGCACTTGCACCAAAGTTTTTTATCACAAAATATGATTGCTGTTCACATATAGTTATTTGCTCAACATAAATAGAGATACAGGGCTTGACAGATTCTTCTAAAGATTTTGTGTTTTGGTGAATGGAAACTGCTGAGATGATAACAGCAATGATACTTATAAGTGAAGATATAAGTATGCTTATTAATTGAATGATATCAGATGTTGAAAATTCCATAGAAAACTCCTTTTGCATTTATTAGGGAATGTCGGATTCCTAATAAATAAGTATAAAAGCAAAAGAAGAGTTTAACAAGGATATTTATAAGCACTTTAAGAAAGGAGCAGGTAATGATCATAAGAACTGAATATGCCAATTTTGGCAAACCTGAAGATTTACTCCGGTATATGCAGGAAGAAAACATTGAGACTGTAACAGTAGAGTCGGAATACTGGGGAGCCAAGCTTGCTCCTATGAAGATGACACAAAAAGATGTAGAAGACTGGGTAAAGATGAAGAAAGAACAGAGGTGATTTTATGGGAAAACTTTGGAAAGAGATGTCTGAAAAAGAAAAAAACAATTGGAAACAGCGTGCGTATAACACACTTGTAAACCTGTGGGCGCACCAGAATGGGCTTAAGGTAATTCCCAAGAAAAACAAAGCGGTATAAGGAGGCAAAATGAGAGACATAGGTTTGATAATTGCATACAACAGGCGCATTAATGTGGCGGTAGACGATAGACGCATTGAAGATGCAGCTAAGTGGATGTGCAGATTGCATAAGTTAGAAAATAGAAATGGAGTTCCGGTAGGCAGCTTTAGACTCAGGGAGGCGTAAATGACTAAAAGTACATATTTGGGAAAGTGCATGTATTGCGGGCAGCAGGCAATGCTTGAGATTAATGATGATATTGTAGCTTCATATGAAGACAAACCAGATGATTGGGATACATACATTTCAGAGGAAGCGACTAAGATTTGCAAATGTGAAGGTGCAAGAGCATGGTGGAATGTAGAAAGGCGAGTGCGTAAGGCAGAAGACGAGTGCCTGAAGCTTGCTAACAGTGAACAGATAGGAGAGGTACTGAAAGCTGCAGTAAGACCTGTTATGAGAAGTGAGTTTGATAAGCTCACAATTAAAGATGGGGGGGTTACCTACAGTGTGTACCTTGATAGTGATGAACGCCTTCATGTCCGTAGAGAACATAAGGTCACAGAAGATAAGACAGAGTAAATAAAAAGAGCCGCTTGGAGAAGCGGCTCGAACCAAATCGACAAGTTGCGTAACAACTTGAATACATAATAAATCATTTTAAGAATAAAGTCAATATTTGATGTGAATATCAAGAAAAATAATGGGGAGAAATCCCCATAAAAACTTGATTGTATTAATTAAGTTAAGAACCAAGGAGACAATTTTTAATGCCATACATAAAGGAAATATGTATAGCAGGTAGCGTAATAACAATAAGACGATATCACACCCTTAGATATAACTGTCGAGGGGAAAGAAGGGAGAGCCGGGAGAAGGTAACAACAGCGAAACAGGAAACCATAAACCGGAGAGTGGCAGAAAGAAAGCTGGCGGCAAAGATGAATACCAATTTTACAGATGAGACAGGAATGTTGGTTACATGGACTTATGCCAGGGAGAGCCGACCTCCCACACCTGATGATATGACAGTAGATATTCGCAATCTGCTAAAAGCTTTGAGGAGAGAATTTGAGAACATTGGTCCTCTAAAGTACATCTATGTTAAAGAGATAGGAAGCAAGGGAGCGCATCATATTCACATGATCATGAGTGTATGTGATGTGCGTGTATTAAAGAGATGTTGGAACAAAGGATTTGTCCATGTAAAGCCGCTGGACAGTGACAATGACTACACAAGAATTGCTCAGTATTTTGTTAAGTATGCAAATAAGACAGAGGAGACTCTTGGCAGAAGAATAGGTAAGCGATGGAATTCTTCAAGAAATTTAAAAGAGCCAGTGATTGTAAAACAGGTAGTTAATGCAAATACGTTTGCAGATAAAACAAGGAGAAGCACAATACGCAAGTACGAGAAACAAGGATATTACATGGTTAAGGATTCTGAGAGAACCGGAATATCTGATATGGGCTTTAGATACTATGAAGCCAAGTTCCGACGACATAAAGGAAGGGAGTGTGGTTAGTGCAGAAAGTAGATGTTTATATAAAAACAAGTGCAAGAGGACCAGCAGTCCGTAAGCATGTCGCATACATGTATGTCTTAAAGATAATTATTAATGGCAAGGAATTTGTCCGTAATGGCAAGGGCACGCTTGAAAATGTTACAGAGAATCAGGCGGCGCTGCAGGCAATAATACATGCACTTATGCGTTTCCATGAAAACTGTGAAATACGCATAAATACAGAATGTGAGCATGTGTTAAACAGTTGTAGAAATGCCTGGCCACAACAGTGGGAAAAGGACAGCTGGAAGAAAAAGACAGGTAAGCCGGTAAAGAATGCGGATTTGTGGCAGCAGTACCTTAATGTAAGCCGAGGACATGTTATAAGCTGGTCGGATGAGCCGCATGATTTTACAAAGTGGATGGAATATGAGCTTAAGAAGATGGAGGCAACATGGACGAGATAAAGATAAAAAAGGAGCTGGCTCGCCTTAAGTGGCTAAGAAAAGCGGCGTACATGATGCCACCCTGTAAAACAGCGGATGAAACAAGCATTAAGGTTGCTAATCTTACGATACTTGGCGGAGAGATAGCGAAGTTGGAGAGACAGTTATATGTATGCCAGCATCCAGAGGTAGACAACATATAACTCATAACGGCACAAAGCCGCATAAAATCAGAATGGGAGTAGCATTTTACTCTAAAAGTATCTACATACTTATCCGTGTACGCGGTTAAGAATATATCACATAGCAAAATCTGGCAGCAGTTCCGCCCTGTGCGCGGGGCGGGGAAAGGAGACATATGGAAAGCATAATGCAGGACATAAAGGAATGTTATATATGCCGGCAGATAATGACGCAGAATAACATTTTCAGACGGCTTCCGTCTAATGGGCTTGAGTGTCACCATATCATGCACGGAACGGCAAACAGGAAGATATCAGAGCATTACGGCTTAAAGGTGTGGCTTTGCCCGGAACATCATAGAACCGGCAAGGATGCAGTACATAAATGCAGGGAAACGGACCTGAAGCTTATAAAAGCAGGCCAGGCGAGATTTGAACAGGTATTCAGCCATGGTGAATGGATGCAGGTTTTTATGAAAAATTATTTGTAGGAGGAAATATGATGTTTGAGATATTTGGAGAATTTGATTCTGCAGAAGAGATAAATAAGGCAGCTGCGGCACAGCTTGAACAGGGGGACATGCAGGCTGTAAGGGATATAGCAAAAGAGAACGGACTGGATCTGGATGATGCAGAAGACTATATAGCAGGAGATATGGAGGAGCTGTGTAATCCGCTTATGGCTGCACTTGGAAAATTAAAGATTGAGAGAGCAGATTTAGAACTTAAGGGAGTTCTTGAAGACTGGTACGACATTGTAACGGATATGTGCGTAAATGATGAAGCAGTAAGGGCAGCAGTCAGGCGTAAGGATAAGAGTCTGAAGGTGTTTATGAGCCTGATTCTCGCAAAAGCATTTGATACGAAAGAGCTTGTAAGCAGTAAGATTGTGAAAATTACTAAGGTAAAAAACGGTAAAGAGCAAATGAGAAGTCCAGTATACCTTGGAATTCCCAACAGAGCTGAAATAAGGAATATATGTAAGGATTATTACTTAAAATAGGAGGTTCACATGAAAGCAATAAAAGCATTTAATTCAGATTTATGTGCAACTCTGGGGAAAGGCGTAATGCAGTACGAACCAGGTAAGACTTACAAGGAAAGTGAAGCTAAATGTGCCCGCAATGGTTTTCATTGTGCAGAAAATCCACTGTGTGCATTAGGATATTACAGCGGTTTGGACTCTAGATTTTTTATCGTGGAAGCAGGAGGAGAAGTTAACCAGGATGGAAATGGCACGAGAATATCGTGTACAGAAATAACACTGCTTAAAGAAATAACCAGAATACAGCTTGCAGCGCTTGCATGTGAATATATTCGGAAACACCCAGACAGAGAGGAAAAAGGAACACATCTTAATCGTGATGTAGGATCCGTAAATTTAAAAGGAGATTTTATTATAGTAAGAGGCAAAGAACCGAGAGGCAGAGGAGTTAAAGGCTCTTATATATTTCTGATTGAAGAGAAAAGAGATAGTCTGGAAATAGAATCGATACAGGCCTTATATGTAGACGGAACAAAGATAAAAGCAGATAAGTACTATAGATTGAGGGGTGGCGCAATATGCAAAGAAAAGAATTAAGAGCATTAAAACGCATATATGCGACACCGACAATGAGAAGGATTGCACAGGATAATAAGCTGGATAAGCCGATTGTTTATAAATACAGCTGGCATAAATACACATACAGCACAAAATATGACATGATGCTTAGGTGTCAGAGCCGGGGTTCTATTCTTATGATTGCAGTATTTTTTCCGGATGATGTAGCAAAAGGGTTTAAGTATCCTGTATATGAAATATATTGCAATCCTAAAGGATGTGAATACATCACAAGAGAAAGAAATCCCGAAGACGGTAAAGAAATAAGATGGACAAATGCACTCGTATTTAATCTTGAAAGAATTGATACAATAAGATTCTTTGATTATGAGCCTGACTTGAAAATAAGAAAAAGAACAATATGGCAGAATAATGATGGTAAAAAGGAGATAAAACAATTTCTAGGAACCAATATGAGCGGACTTGAAGGGCTTATTGAATATCAGCATCGTTGTAAATTATATAGTATTAAAAAAGCTGAAGAAAAGGAACAGGAACCGTGGGATGAGGAACTGGCGTTAACCCCGCCTGTGCTGAAAGGATTTGAGAGATGGTCCAAGCATGAGGCTATGAATGAAAACTTTATTTTTTATGAGAGTATACACAGTCCTACAGGGTATTGTTCCTACTGTGAAAAGGAAGTCCCACTTATAAAACCGAAACGAAACGGAGAAGGTAAATGCCCTTGCTGCCATAAGAAAATTATATTTAAGCTTAGAAGCAAGATAAAAGGTTTAAGAACACGGGCAATATCAACAAGCTGTATACAAAGGATTGAAGGTGGATATGTTGTAAGAACATTTAAAGTTAATTCTGCATACAGGAATGCAACATACGATAAACCGGATTGGTCATTTATAGAATATCAGAGAACATTCATGTATAGCGATGGACGAATAACAACATATGAATACGAAACATATAAGAATAAATACCTTAGATTCTGTAAACAGGAAAGTAAGCTCCCGTATGAATATTACAATAGAAAGATTAAGCTTTATCCCAGAAATCTAAGTCTTTTAAAGAAAAGTGTATTAAGAAACAGTGCAATTGACTTGTGGCCGATTCTGCCATACAGCCCTGCAAAGTATTTGTATGTAGAAAAAGGCAATCCGGCAATAGAAATGTTGGCAAAAATAAAGCTTTTTGGACTGGCAAAGGAAATTATCAAAACAGGATATGATAAAAATTTACTAAACCAGGATGAAACGGAATTAGCCAAGATGCTTAAAATTGATAATGCCCGCCTTAAAAGATTAAAAAATATGACTCCAACGCTTGTAACATTGAAGTGGATGCAGTATGAAAAGCTGGCAAATACAATATGGCCAGACGACATGATATCTGAATTCGGGCAGAATGAAATAGAAGTAAGTGAGCTTAATTTTTTGCCTAAACCAATAAAATACATGAAAGTATACAACTACATAAGACGGCAGCAGATATTAAGCGGAGAGACCTTTAAACAGACATTTATTACATACAGGGATTATTATTGCCTTGCAGAACAAAATAAATGGAATATTGCTAGCACGCAGATTTCTATGCCGAAGAATCTCGAACAGGCACATATGAATGCAATATTATTTTCTCGTGGAACATCTATAAAGAATCAGACGGAAAAGTTAGAAAAGGAATGGCCATTGTGCAATAAGATTCTGCCAGATTTAAAGAAGTATGAATACAGCAATAACGAATATTCGGTTGTAGCACCTGTATGTATAGAGGATATGGTTCGAGAAGGGATAGCATTAAATCATTGTATGGACCATGCAGATTTTTACTACGACAGGATCCAGCAGAGAGAAGCATATCCGTTTTTTCTGAGAAAGACTAACCAGAAAGATATGCCTTGGTACACACTTGAAGTAGAAGCTTCCGGAAACATAAGGCAGAAAAGAACAACTGGAGATAATCAGAACCCAGACCTTGAGCCAGCAATACCATTTTTATATGAATTTATGGAGCATTTTAAGCAGGTTATGAATGCGGAAGAAATAAAGCAGGGAATAAAAGCAGATAAAAAGCGTAAGGAAGAATATAAAAAGCTGAGAGAAGAACAGAAAAAAGTATGGCATGGTAAGTTGGCCGGACAGTTGCTTGCTGATGTTCTGGAGGCGGATTTTATGCAGACAATTTAACAGAAGGAGCAAATATGATAGAGATAATACCTACAGGAACATTTGATGAGTGGCAGCAGGCATTGGATACGGAATTTAGTAAGAGTGCCGAGAGCTTTATAAGAATAGGATATCTATTAAAGATAGCAAGAGATACGGATATTCTTAAGGATACACCGTATGCAAATGTAATTGATTACGCTAAAACAAGATATGGATTGGATAAGACACAGGTGTCCAGATTCATTGCTATAAATGAGAGATTCGGAAGTAAAGAAGATGATTCTGCCCTGGGGGATAAGTATAAAGGATTTGGATATGCCAAGCTTGCTTTAATGCTTAATATGCCGGATGAAATCATAGAAGAAATATCGCCGGATTATTCTAAATCTGAAATAGAGGATATTAAGAAAGAGATCGATGAGGAAAAGAAGATATCTGACATAGAGATTTTAATCGAGGGCAAAGAAGAATGTATAAAAAAACTTAATGAACTTGAGCAGGTACTGCATCAGCTGTTCCATGACAATCCAGAACTGTTTATGAAGATACATACATCAACATATGAGACAGCAGAGCTGATAGATATATTTGCTCCTGCAGGAGAAATGATATATTCAGTTCGTCTTTTAGGTGTTGGCCGTCTTATGTTAAGTATCAAGGCAGACTCTGGCAGAATTACAATAACTAATGTTAGAAACATGGAAAAGACAGAGTGGAACATAGAGGAGCTTGCGGAATCCGTAATAAATATATTTAGCATGGCAGTGGATACAGAAGATCCGGCTAAGGCATGGACAAGCATCTATAAAGAGGAATATCCGAAAAAAGCAGAAGTTGCACCGGTGCAACAGGAAAAGCCAGTGCAGAGGAAAGAAAAGAAAGTACAGAAAGCCAAGATTGAGAAACCTAAGCCCCAGCCGGTAGAAGAGCAGATACCAGGGCAGGACAACGTGCTTAATCATCCGGAGTATTTACCGGAAAACGGCAATAATAAGGCAGATTCCACAGAAAATGTGCAGGAAACAGATACATTTGTGGATAAGCAGCAGGAAAAACCGCCATATTTTGAAAAAGTTTCTGCGGAGAAAGAAAAAACAGAGCCAGAAATGCCAACAAATGCGATAAATACAGAATGTGAGAACGAAGTAGACGCACTTGGAAATTACATGGATTGTTGGGAGGCAATATGTGATGCACATCGCAAGATTGCCCTGTTTATCGAGGATTACAGCACATCTGATATAACACCGGATAATATGCGAATAGAAGCAGCACGCATAAATGCGGTTACATTGGCGGAAGAATTGGAACACTTAAAGGCTTTATAGACCGCATAAATACAGAATATGGAGAATGATTATGATTAAATGTGATAAAAATAGAATTGAAATAAAAGGAACACCGGTAATACTTGTTGGAGAATTAGGAACAGCAATACAGACTGTATATAGAGCAATGCTTAATACAGGTATTGATAAGGTATTTGCTGAAGAAAGAATTAAGAAAGCCTGTGAGCTGGCACTTTTAACAGACAAAGAGCAGGAAGAGGTATCGAAAGACCTTGATAGAAAAATAGATGAAAAGTTGGATAAATTGGCTAATGCAATATTAAAGGAACTTTTTGAGGGAGGTAGTAATGATGGTCAATAGAGATTGTATAATGGCTAATCTTGAGCAGAGAGACTGTAAAGGACTTAAAGAACTGTATTGCGCCAAGGAGGACAAGCCTTGTCCGTTCTATAAGCCGGAGACACTGTATAACAGAGATGGAAGCAAGAAAAAGTATAAAGGGAAGGTGAAATAGATGCGAAAGGCAATTCCTAAGCATACAAGAGAATTAGTGTATGCGAAATGCAACGGTCATTGTGCTTATTGCGGCTGTGATTTGGAATATAAAAACATGCAGGTAGATCATGTTATTCCACTAAACGGATGGAGCGAACAAGGTTCAGATACTATTAACAATATGCTTCCGGCTTGTAGGAGCTGTAATCATTATAAAAGTAGATCAACATTAGAAGGATTTCGTCAAATGCTTGAAGCTATGCCTGATACATTAATGCGAGATTGTGTTACATACAAAAATGCCGTTAGATTTGGTTTGGTAATACCTAACAAAAGGCCGATTAAATTTTATTTTGAGAAATTATCAAAACTAGATGTGACAAATGCGTTAGAGATAGCAAAGGCAGGTGGAACAGATGGAAGATAGATATTTATTTAAAGCAAAGAAGATTGATAACGGAGAGTGGGTACAGGGGTATTTATACGGCATTTGGGAGAAAAGATATATTCTATGGGGAATGACAAATGATACCCCCAATATGATTGAAGTTGACCCATCTACTATCTGCCAGTGCACAGGTATGAAAGATAAGAATGGTAAACTAATATGGGAAAATGACATTATTGGTTATCAGGCTACATATATCATAGGTACTGGCGTAGCAGAAAGGGATTACATAGGAAAAGTTATTTGGGATCATGAAACATCTTCATTTCAAATTGCGGGGGAATTACCTGCTGAAAGCTATGAAGGCTATAAAATGCTAGATGATATGTTTAGAATTGAGAGGACTAAAGATGAGCAGAAGACGACATAAACACTTATGTGAATATACCTGTTGCGAGCAGTGTTCTAAGAGTGTGGCAGCAGTCGGAACATATACATGTAACAATAAGACAGTTATAGAGAACTACATGCCGGCGGAAGATTACTTCTGGTGTGATGGAGAGATGTTTATCAGGAGGGAACATGAGACTAATTGATGCGGATAAACTGAATTTTTCAGAACAACATTACAATAAAAGCCAGATGAAAGCGATTCTTGATTTTATTGATAATCAGCCAACAGCCTATGATGTTAATAAGGTTGTTAATCAAATGGAAAAAGATAAATTCATTGACTGCGAGACTATATTATCAGATGTACATCAAGGATATAACGCTGGGCTAAGCAGAGCAATTGAGATAGTAAAGGCAGGTGGGAGAGGAAATGTTAATACCGAAAGTAAAAGCTAAAGAATTTGAAAAATTTGGCTTTAAGAAGTGTAAGGGTGAATATGGAAAGCATGGTTGTTATTATCTTTGTGTTGCAAGAGGTGCAAAAATGATTTTTGTGAGTGATGTACACTTTGATGTTATGAATTGGAAAAATGACGATCCAAGAATACACAAAAACGCAAATTGTAGATATAGAGACTACAGGACATACCTTGATATTATTTATGAATTAATCAAGGCTGATATGCTTGGAAGGGAAGGTGATTCATAATGCTAACATTGCCAATTCAGAAGAAATGGTATGATATGATTCTTTCTGGAGAGAAGAAAGAAGAGTATCGAGAAATAAAAGAATATTACGAAACAAGATTCCAGAATCTATTCGGAGCCATAACCATACATCCATTATATCCACCAGACAATTTCTTAGATAGAAGCGAATTTGAGTTATTGCAAGGAGAGGCAGTACCAGAGGAGATAAGGAAAGACAGGGTTCAGGAGATTATTTTTCGTAATGGTTATTCCAAGAATTCTAAAGCAATAAAAGCAAGATGTAGATTATGGATTGGAAAAGGTAGACCAAAGTGGGGAGCTGAACCAGATAAACAGTACTATTTTAGAAATCCTGAATGTTGAAAAAATGGCAGCAGATAAAACTATATTACAGAAGGCAGGTGATTCGTGAGTGACTAAAGAAAATGAGGATAAAAAGAAATGGTTAAAAAGATATCGTAGAACCAAAAGGAATCTGATAGTAACCGAACTTGCAGTAAAGGAATTGAAAGCAGCACAGATAATGGGAGCAAAGGGCAATGATGGAATGCCTAAAGGGAAAAATAACAGTTCCGATTTAAGTGATTATATAGTAAAACTGGAAGATAAAGAAAAGGAATATGAGAAAGCCAAAGAAAGTTACATTAAAATTTGTGATGAAATAATAAGTGCTATATATCTACTACCAGATAGCAGGCAGCAGATGGTTTTGATATATAGATATATCACATCAGATAACAATGATTGGTCGGAAGTGCTAATAAAAATGAGAGAAGCAGGGGAAGCATATTCAATGCGACAGATATATAATATACATGGCGAAGCACTTAGAAATTTAAAAATAACTTAGAAATTTAAAAGAATAGGCTTGACATATGGTACACCATATGATAATATATACTTGTAAGGAGGTGATACATATGTCAGACAAAAAAGAAAAGTCCGAAGACGCATTAAAGACTTGGCTGGTCGGTGCGGCAACGGACTTGGTTATCGGAATAATACTTCTTATTCTCGATAAGCTTCTAAGTTAGCTTAGAAAACAAGGAATGGGGCGAAAGCCCTGTTCCACTTAATAATATAACATAGTTTCAAGAAAGGAGCAAATGTATGTTAGGTAAGTTAGGAATATTTTTTATAGCGATAGGAATAGCAAAGATGATTATATACACAGTAAAGAAAGTGAGGAGCAATAGATGCCAGTAGGAGAGCCTAATAAGCAGACAATAGCATCTGCCAAGTATCAGAAGAAAGCAGGGTATGTATCTAAGTCATATAAGCTTAAGAAAGATATAGTCGAAGCATTTGCTGACAAATGCAAAGAGAACGGAGAGAGTCAGGCGGAAGTTATAACAAGGCTTATGAATGAATACATAAGTAAAAAGCGCTAAGCTGTTATTTGACCAGTTAATAACCACCAGTCAAAGGATTGGTGGTTATTTTCATAGTCATTTGCACTGGTGCAACATAATTTGTTACTAAACAAAATTAACGATTGTAAAAAATTACATTTTACTGGAGAAGAAATATGATGAAAATATGTTGACTTAAAACCTAAGCTGATTGACAATGTTGTTGTCATGAAAAAAGGAGTTGACTTTTAGGTGTGACACAAATATAATAAATGCGTGACAAAAAAGGAGGTGAAACAATGTCACCAGTTGGTAGACCCAAAGCTGATAATCCTAAATCAAACAGGTTTAGTATTCGTTTAGACAATATAACAGAAAAAAGATTGGAAGAATATTGTGATGAGCATCATATAACGAAAGGCGAAGCAATAAGACGCGGGATATATCTTCTTTTGGAACAAAAAGAAAAGTAGTAGTTGCTTTAGTTTGGCGACCAACAACTACTACTTCTAACACCAGAGGTTTCCCACTGATAAATATATCATATCATTCTGGGAAACTTCTTTCAAGAAGATTTGAAAGGGGAATTTTAAAAATGCAATTACCACAAATTACAGAAGTAAATGGAATGAGAGTATTAACAACCAAACAATTGGCAGAGATGTATGAAGTCGATTCAAAGATAATTCAGTATAATTTTAGATATAATAAGAATAAATATATTGTCAATAAACATTATATTGAAATTACAGGAGACGAATTAAGACAGTTAAAAACAAGGAGTGAATTTCAATCCTCCCTTAAATATGTAAAGGCGTTGTATCTTTGGACAGAAAAAGGAGCACTTCTTCATGCTAAGTCCCTTAACACAAATAAAGCGTGGCAGGTGTATGACTATTTGGTAGACTTTTATTTTAGAGTTAAAGAAACAGATATAGGGGAACAGAAACCAGATAATGTGGTTTATAATACCAAGATTGCAAATCCAATTAAAGTATTCAAGACGCTGATTAGAGTTGCAGAAGACAACGGATTTGTTGTAAAGACATGTGAATTTCAGTCTACCTTGAGTAGAATAAAAGATAATAAGATAGGCTTAAGAAATAATTTGACGCTTGAACAGATTGATTATGAGCTTGCATATATTTTGGCACATGCGTTCATACATAGAGATGCAGGAGATGTGATAAGTAGTTTTGATTGTAAAATATATAATCAAAGAGCGGAATGGGCAGCAGATATGATTATCAAGATATTAAATGCAGCGTAATTGTGAAAGTTGCACCGGTACAACAATATACTGGCAGCAGGCAAAAGATTGCAGTGAATTGCAGTTTTAAATGTGATATTATGTATTTATAAAAGATTGCAGTAAATTGCAGTTTTAAATGTGTTATAGTATAAACTACAGAAAGAGCAAGGGAATCTTAAACGGATTCCCTTTTTGTTTGCAATGGAATTTGATTACAACAGTAAGAGATGGAAACAGAAGAGAGCCAGAATATTAAGGCGAGACAAGTATATGTGTGTTGAATGCAGAAAGTATGGGCGACAGAGAGAAGCGGTCACGGTTCATCATATTAAGCATGTTGATGAATATCCAGAGCTTGCTTACATAGATTCTAACCTTGAGAGCTTGTGCAATGCATGTCACAATAAGATGCACCCTGAAAAGGGCGGACATAAAGCATAGCCCCCCTGTTTAAATGAAAAATTTTTAAGCCGTCTGGGACCGGGGAGGGGAAACGTTTCCAACTCTGCAAAAAATTATCAGGGAGGGGGAATGCCAAAATGGAGTCTGAAAAATGGAGAAGAAAAATCAAGGACAATCTCAAGAAATTAGGCACTTATGACGCTGCTTATAACTCTGTCATAAATACCCTGGCAGATACCCTGGAACAGCGCGATAAAGTTTACGGAAATTATAAGAAAAATGACGAAGACATGATTGTTGAGTATACCAATAAAGCAGGCAAGACTAACATGGTTACAAATCCTAAGATTATATTATGGAATGAGCTTAACAAGACAGCATTGTCGTATTGGAAGGAACTTGGATTGACACCTTCCAGCTTAAAGAAGATTGGAGGGGCAAGACCAGAGGAGAAGCCGACAGGTCTTGCAGCAGCACTTGCTTCAATTGAAAGCTAAGAACTGGAGTACAGTAATTGAATATGCAGAATCAATACGAGATGGAAAGAAAGTAGCTTGTTTGGAACTTAAGCAGGCAGTAGACAGATTCTTTCGTGATCTGGACAATCCAGAATATGAAGTCAATCCAAAAGCTCCAGAATTCTGCATACAGATAATTGAAAAAACAATAAAGCATCAGCAGGGAGAGCGTATCGATGGAACACCATTGAGAGGCACTCCTTTTTTATTAGAGCCATTTCATAAATTTATAATATATAACCTTGTTGGTTTTTATCACAAGGGTACAGGCATTGTAAGATTTCATGAGGCTCTTATATTTATACCGCGAAAGAACATAAAGACTTCTTTTGCAGCTGCATTAGCATGGGCGTTGTCATTATGGTACAGGCGTTCAGGGTCAAAGGTTTATATTGCTTCAGCGGCATTAATGCAGTCGCTTGAAAGCTTTAATTTCCTTGATTACAATGTCACAGCAATGGGGGAAAAGAAAGTAAGAGGAAAGAAAGGGGGAAGCGTAAATGTTATTGATAACAACAATGAGCACAGTATGGAAGCCACCCTCCCGGATGGGAGCTTTTATATAAGAGCATTAGCAGCAAATCCGGATGCACAGGATTCTCTTAATTGCAATATTGCAATTGTTGATGAAATACATGCCTTAAAAAAGCCCAAGCAATACAATCTGTTCAAAGAAGCTATGAAGGCATACACCAATAAGCTTATTATAGGTATATCAACGGCAGGAGATAATGAGAATTCATTTTTGGGAAACAGATTGAAGTATTGCAGAAAAGTGTTAGATGGGACTGTTAAAGATGAACAGTACTTTATATTTATGTGCTGTGCTAATCCTGATGAGAATGGTGATATTGATTATACGAATCCAGAGGTACATGAAATGGCCAACCCTGCTTACGGTGTATCCATTCGCCCAGAAGAGCTGATGAATGATTCGTTACAGGCTCAGAATGATCCACAGCAGAGAAAAGATTTCTTGGCAAAGTCATTAAATGTATATACATCTGCTATTAAAGCATATTTTGACATTGAAGAATTTAGAAGGTCCGATTCTAAGTACAGTTGGACACTTGAACAGTTAGCAAAGCTCCCAATAAAATGGTATGGTGGCGCAGACCTGTCAAAGATGCACGATCTTACGGCTGCATCGTTATATGGTAATTATAACGGGACAGACATAATAATACCTCATGCATGGTTTCCTGTTACAGCAGCATATAAAAAAGCGGATGAGGATAATATTCCTCTGTTTGGCTGGAAAGATAATGGCTGGCTGGATATGTGCAACAGTGCAACTGTTAATCATGCGGATATAGTTAATTGGTTTATAAGCATGAGAAAGAAAGGATTCAAGATTGTTGAAGTTGGACATGACAGAAAATTCTGCAGGGAATATTTTATTGGAATGAAAAGAGCCGGCTTTAAGATTGTTGACCAGCCACAGTATTTTTACAAGAAATCAGAAGGTTTCAGACACATAGAAAAAGCTGTTAAAGATTGTAAATTGTACTATCTTCACTCAGAAGCTTATGAATATTGTGTTGAAAATGTGAGCGCAATAGAAAAAACAGATGACATGATTCAATATGATAAGGTTCAGCCGGAGCAGCGAATAGATATATTTGACTGCTCTGTTTTTGCGTGCATAAGGTATTTGGAAAATCTGGAAAAATCCAGCATTGCGTCAGGCTGGTTTGGAGGAAGTAAAAAGTGAGTAAAAGAAGAAAGAAACAAAATGTAAAAAGAGATGCTTCAGTTGGATTCCTTCTTTCTGGAGATGCATATACGACGCTATGTGGTGATGGATATACTCCATTAAACAAAAATCCGGAAGTAGTGACAGCATGTGGAGTAATAGCAGAACTGATTGCGTCAATGACAATTTATCTGATGTGTAATACAGACAATGGCGACATAAGGATTAAGAATGAATTAAGCAGGAAGCTTGACATTAACCCTAACAGATTCATGACGAGACATACATGGGTAAAGTGGATTGTAATGAATATGTTGCTTGGCGGAAAAGGGAATGCAGTTGTATATCCTACAACGGACGATGGCATATTAGGAGATATGATATTAATCCCACCAAGTCAGACATCATTTCTGCAGGATGGATATGGATATCAGATAGGGATAAATGGACGATATTATGATCCTGATAATGTACTGCATTTCGTATATAACCCGGATGAAAATTATCCATGGAAAGGCCGTGGGATAACGGTTGAGCTTAAAGATGTAGCCCAGAATCTTAAACAGGCATCAGACACAAAGAATGCATTTATGTCAAATAAGTTTCAACCAAGCCTGATTGTTAAAGTAGATGCCTCTGTAGAGGAGTTCCAGTCGCCAGAAGGCAGAGAAAAGTTATTAGAGGATTACACAGCGGGGGTAGAACAGGGAAGGCCTTGGATGCTGCCTGGAGAAATGATTGATATAAAAGAGATAAGACCATTGACGCTAGGAGATTTAGCATTAAACGATTCTGTTGTTCTTGATAAAAAGACGGTTGCATCTATTGTTGGAATACCAGCATTTCTTTTAGGTGTAGGAAATTACAATAAAGACGAATATAACAATTTTATATCGCGGAAAATAAAGGCAATTGCGGAAGAAATTGAACAGGAATTATCAAGAAAATTGCTGATAAGTCCTAACTGGTATTGGAAATTCAATGTCCAGAGCCTTTATGCGTATGATATTAAAACAATAAGTGATGTATACAGTAATCTCTATGTAAGAGGTCTGTTTACGGGAAATGAGGTAAGAGATAAGCTTGGAGCATCTCCTATGGAGGGACTTGATGAACTTGTTTTATTAGAAAACTATATTCCACTGGATAAGATAGGAGACCAAAAGAAACTTATACAGGAAGGAGATACGGATGGAAATTAAAGATATAGGAATGCAGATTCGCTCTGCAGGATGTAAATTTAATACGAGGGAAGACGGAGAAGACCTTTACATTGAAGGATACTTCTCCGTTTTTAATAGCAACTATGAATTATGGCAGGGAGCAACAGAATCTATTGATTCTCACGCTTTCGACAATGCGCTTGGTGATGATATCCGGGCATTGGTTGACCACGACACGCATTTGGTGCTAGCAAGGAACAAAGCAGGCACACTTGAATTGAAAATTGATTCACGCGGATTGTGGGGAAAAATCAGAATCAATCCGAAAGATTCTGATGCAATGAACCTATATGAAAGAGTGAAGCGTGGAGATGTTGACCAGTGTTCTTTTGGATTTGACATTCTTGACCAGGAAACCGAGTACCGGGAAGATGGAACAGTTCATTGGACAATCAAGAGCGTAAAGCTGTATGAAGTATCAGTATGCACATTCCCGGCATATGAGGACACTTCGGTGTCAGCTCGTAAGAAGGATTACGAGGATATCAAAAAGAGAAGGTCAGAATTGTGGAAAACACAGATGACTGCACGAATTAAAGGAGGAAAATAATGGCATTAAAGGCATTAATGCTTCGTAAGAAGCTCACAGACGCAAAGAAGGCTCTTGATGAAGCAAGAGCGAAGACAGCCACTTTTGAGACTAGAGAAGCAGAGCTTGAACAGGCTATAAGTGAAGCTGAAACTGATGAGGAAAAGCAGGCTGTAGAAGAGGAAGTTGAAAAGTTTGAAACAGAGAAGAAGGAACATGATGAAGAGGTTTCTAAGCTGGAAAACGATGTAGCTGCTATAGAAAAAGATCTTGCAGATACAGAGGCTGAACAGCCAAAACCAGCGGCAAAGCCAGAAGAGAGAGGAGAAAGAAAGACAATGACAACAAGAAAATTCTATGGAATGGATATGCAGGAAAGAGACAGGTTCTTCGCCGATGATGGAGTTAAGAATTTCCTTGGCGAAATCAGATCATGTATCAAGGAAAAGAGAGCATTAACCAATGTTGGATTAACAGTACCAGAGGTAATGCTTCCACTTATCAGGACTAAGGTAGAGGAAACATCTAAGCTTGTCGGAAGGGTAAATCTTGCTACAGTGAGTGGTAAAGCAAGGACAAGAATCATTGGCACAATACCGGAAGCAATATGGACAGAAATGGTTGGAACACTTAATGAACTTGATCTTAAGTTTTACGATGACGAAGTTGATGGCTATAAGGTGGGAGGATTTATTCCAGTGCCTAATTCTATACTTGAAGATAATGATGTAGACCTTGCTTCTACTATCATTGATGCATTAGGTAAGGCAATTGGAAAAGCACTTGATAAAGCTATTGTGTATGGAACAGGAACAAAGATGCCATTAGGTATAGTTACAAGATTAGCACAGGCTGCACAGCCTGAAACATATAGCGCAACAGCAAGACCATGGGCTGATTTACATAAATCACATATAATTACAGGAACAGGTGCTACAGGACTTAATCTTTTCAAAGAAATACTCACTAATTCAGGTGTAATTGAAAATGATTATATTGAAGATGGTCTGGGATGGCTGATGAATAAGAAAACACATGATAAGATTAAGATTCAGTCCCTTGATAAGAATACTAACGCTCTTATTGTTGCTGGTATGAATAATACAATGCCGCTTATCAATGGAGATATCATTGAACTTTCATTTGTACCAGATGACAATATTATATTTGGATATTTACCAGCATATTTACTTGCACAGAGAGCAGGCACAGAAATAGGCCAGTCAGAGCATGTAAAATTCATTCAGGACCAGACTGTATTTAAGGGAACTGCGAGATATGATGGAAAGCCTGCAATTGCTGAGGCATTTGGTGTACTCACAATTTCATCAGCAGCACCGACAACAACGGTAACATTTCCAACAGATACAGCTAAGTAAGAGAGGTGATAAGCTTTGGACAACGCAAGCATATTGGAAATCATGAAACAGGATATAGGCATATCAGTTGAACTTCCACCAGAAAGAGAAGTATTTTTGACTAATTATATTGAGTTGGCCAGAGCTGCCATCGCAAGGGAAGGCATAACCGTTCTTGATAATATTGAGGACGGTATGCTTGTTGAAATGTATGCATCATATTTGTACCGAAACAGGAAAGAGAATAAACCTATGCCGAGAATGCTAAGGCTGGCACTTAATAACCGAAAATTAAGCAGGAAGGAGTTAAGTGATGGAGGGATATCTTGAACTTATAACGCCTGTATATGAAAATGATGAACTGAACCAAAGCATTAAGACAGGAGAAAAGGTTGATTCTGTATGGGTTGAAGAAATATCTGTTACACGGAGTGAGTTCTATAATGCCGGTAATAGCGGGCATAAAGCACAGTTAGCATTTACGACAGCCTCAGCAAACTATAGCGGTCAGAGTGAATGCAGATTTTGCAAGAAAGCATACAGCATATATCGTACATATAAGTCTGATAATGAGACGATTGAACTTTATCTTGAAGAAAAGGTGGGAATAATGTGAAGATAGGAATAGATAGTTTGTCAGAAACCGTAGCACAGGAATTAAGCAATTATTCAAGAGAAGTAAATAAGGCTCTGCGAGATGAGGTGAAAACAACAACTAAGCAATGTGTTAAAGATATCAGGGAGGCTGCTCCAGAGGATACGGGAGCATATAAGAAGAGCTGGACATCAAAGGTTCAATATGAAAGTGAAGATGATATCCGGACAGTTGTATATGCAAAGGGAACAGGAGCAAGCTTAACGCATCTTCTTGAAAATGGACATGCGAAGGTTGGCGGTGGAAGAGTGAAAGCATATCCACATATTGCTCCGGCGGAAGAAAAAGCAAGCGAAAGCTTGTTTAACAGAGTGAAGGTGAGATTAGGAAAATGACGCTAGGAGATTTGATAAAAATATTAAGCACAACAAGTATTCCAACAACATACAGAGCGTTTGAAGAAGGGAAGTCGCCAGGGCTTCCCTTTATATGTATAGTTGATGCAGATACAGATAATTTTTTTGCAGATGGCAAGGTATGGCATGAAGTTCATGCAGTTAATATTGAGTTGTATACGAAGAGTAAAGATATAGAAACGGAAAACAAAGTAAAAAAGGCGCTTAATGATAATGAGATACCATGGCAGCAGACGGAGGTATACATTGAATCAGAAAAGTGCTATGAGCAAATATTTAGTATGGAGGTATGATATGGGAAAGAATAAGGTTAAGTACAATCTTAAAAACGTACATATTGCAGTAAAAAAGGCATCTGGGACATATGACACACCATTTGAGTTACCCGGAGCGGTAAATATGTCACTTAGTCCACAGGGAGGACTTGAACCATTTTATGCGGATGGTATCAAGTATTCTGTCAGTTCGACTAATAATGGATATGAAGGAGATCTTGAGATTGCTCTTGTTACGGATGAATTCAGAACACAGATATTTAAAGAGTACACAGATAACAATAAAGTTATGTTTGAAGATGCAGATGCACCGACAGTAGAATTTGCGCTCGGCTGTCAGATCGATGGAGATGCAAAAGAAACAATGTTCTGGTTTTATGGCTGTACAGCAACAAGACCGAATGTTGATGCACAGACCAATGAGGATAAGAAAACACCGCAGACGGATAAGCTCACAATATCTGTTGCCGGTGATGATTTTACTGTTGGTGGAAAGAAGAAACGACTGGTAAGAGCCAAGTCAACAGAGGAAACCACTACTTCACTGGAAACATGGTTTGAAAATGTTGTTTCACCGGTTGAAGCTGCATAAGGAGAATAATTATGGCAACAAAAAGAAATATAGAAATTGGTGGTATAGTATGCCACTTTAGAAGCTCAGCAGCAGTACCAAGAATATATCGACTGATGTTTTCAAGGGATTTGTTTAAAGACATGTCAAAGCTGGCAGATGAATTGGATAAATCAAACAGACTGGAAGAGAAAGAAAAGAAAAAGGCGGAAGCAGAGGGCAGGGCTTATGTTAAGTCAAGCGCTCTGCCTCTTTCATCTTTGGAAATGTTTGAGAACATCGCATATGTTATGGCTAAACATGGAGACCCGTCACAGCCAGATAATATAGAGGAGTGGCTGGATCAATTTGAAATGTTTGATATTTATGAGATTTTACCTCAGATATTAGACATGTGGAAAATTGAAACACATCAGGAATCAGAACCAAAAAAAGTGTAGGCGAGATTGACAGAGAACTTAATACTCCTTTGTATTTGCTTAGGGTTGTTCAGTTAGGGATATCAATATCAGATTTAGAGCTGTTAAGCATAGGATTGGTGAATGATATGTTTATTGAATATAACAACGATGATTGTGAGTATGCAAGAAAAGCAACACAGGAGGATATAGACGCTTTATAGGAGATAAGTATGGCTGGAACAAAAATAAGAGGAATAACAATAGAGATTGGCGGCGATACATCAGGTCTTAATAAAGCACTCGGTTCGGTTAATTCGCAGATAAAAAGCACCCAATCTCAGCTAAAAGATGTTGAGAGATTATTAAAATTAGATCCAAGTAATACAGAACTTCTTACACAGAAGCATAAACTTCTTAAAGAGGCTGTTACAGAGACTAAGGATAAACTTAAGACATTAAAAGAAACACAGGATAAAATAGATAGTGGCAAGGTTACTACATCGAAAGAAGCTTATGATGCCTTAAAAAGGGAAATAGTGAGTTGTGAAACGAGTTTGAAAGACTTGGAGAAACAAGCGGCACAGAGCAATGTCAGTTTAGTAAAAGCGGGACAGGCATTTGATGGTATAAGCCAAAAGACAAGCGGTGTTGGCAAAAATATGTCGAAATTAACAGCTACTGTTGCAGGAGTAGGAGCTGCAGGAATAGGTGCGGCAATGTCGCTGGATGATGGATATGATACGATTATTACAAAAACAGGCGCAACAGGAAAGGCACTGCAAGAACTGAATGATGTCGCTGATGATATATATAGCTCAATGGCTGTATCAATGGAGGATGTGGGAATAGCAGTTGGTGAAGTTAATACAAGATTTCAGGCAACTGGAAAACAACTTCAGGATTTATCAGAGGAATTTTTAAAATTTGCACAAATTAATGGAACAGATCTGAATACTTCTATAGATACAACTGATGCAATAATGACCAAGTTTGGTATTGACACATCAAGAACATCTAATGTTTTGGGCCTATTTACTAAAGTTGGTCAAGATACGGGAATATCAATGGATACATTGCTAAACAGTCTGCAAACAAATGGTGCATCATTGCAGGAGCTAGGCTTTAGCCTTACGCAGTCTACCATGTTACTTGCTCAGATGGAAGCAAGTGGTGTGGATACAACAATTGGTATAACATCACTAAAGAAGGCTGTTACTAATCTTACTGACAGCGGGAAACCATTAAATACAGCATTGTCAGAAGTTATATCATCAATAAAAAATGCAAAAAGTGATACAGAAGCATTAAATATTGCGTCATCAACATTTGGAAGTAAAGGTGCTGCTGAAATGTCGAAAGCTATAAGAGATGGAAGGTTAGATATAAACGATTTAGCAGCATCATTGCAAAGCTATGGTTCTGTAGTATCAGAAACATTTGAAGAAACACAAGACCCATGGGACGAGGCAACAATTGCCACTAATAATCTCAAACTTGCCGGAGCAGATTTAGGTTCAACTTTATTGGAAACATTAACACCTAAAATAAATAGTACGGTTGAAGCAATTAAAAATTTTGCACAATGGTTCAGAAGCTTATCAGATGAACAAAAAAACATCATATTGATAATTGCCACATTAGTGGCAGCAATAGGACCGCTTTTTATATTTATTGGTAAAATGGCTAGTGGAGTCTCGGCAATAATAAAAGTTGTTCAGGTACTGATACCTATAGTGAGCTCTTTAAATGCTGTATTAGCTGCGAATCCTATAATATTAATAATTACAGGAATTACAGCTCTGATAGTTGCAATTGTACTTTTGTATAATAAATGCGAGTGGTTTAGAGATGGTGTTAATGCTGTCGTAGGAACAATAGTAGATTTTGCAAAAGAAGTGTGGGATAAGATAAGCACATTTTTTACTGAAACTATTCCAAATGCTTTTGACGCTGTAATATCTTGGTTTAAAGATAACTGGCAAGGTCTTTTGCTCCTTTTAGTGAATCCGTTCGCCGGAGCTTTTAAACTATTATATGATAACTGTGAAGGATTCAGAAATTTTGTAAATGGTTTTGTAGAAAAAGTAGTGGATGCATTTACAGGATTTGCGTCTGACATAAAAGAAAGAGCTGTAAGCATAGGAACACATATTACAGATGGAATTGAAGTTGCAATAGATTATATTCGTGATTTACCACACAAAATGACAGAGTGGGGCAAAGATATGATTGATGGATTTGTAGCAGGAATAAAATCAAAAGTAAGTAATGTTGAAAATGCTGTTATAGGTATAGGCAATAAAATTAAGAGCTTTCTTCACTTTTCAAGACCAGATGAAGGTCCTTTGCGCGATTATGAGACTTGGATGCCTGATTTTATAGGAAGAATGGCAGAACAGATAGAGCAACAGAAGGGCAAAATAACTAATGCTGTACAGAGTATGGCGGGGGAAATGAAATTTACACCAGCTATAGCAGGTACATCTAGCACAACAAGTAACACCACAAATGTATTTAATGGAAATTATAAGTTTAATGATAAGTCTGATATTGATTATTTCATGAATCAGGCGGCACTTAGACTGAAAGGAGCACGATGATAGTTAATGGTACAGATTTAAGGACTAAATATGGTCTTAATGTTGTATGGCTTAGCCAGACGATAAACCCTCGGACGGTGAATGTATATAATAATTGGCTTGATGGTGCAATAGACCCAGCTAAATATAAGAAGACAAAGTATACAGAATTTGAGATATACATTGAAATGCTTGTTAAATCTGAAAGTAAAGAAGATTGTGAAAAGTTAATGAGTTCTCTGATGGCAGACTTTGAATCAGGAATTGTTCAGCTGGATGACATGGAATTCTTATATAAGTTTGATATGGCCAAGGAGCAGAGAGAATTAAAGAAAAGATGGTTATATCATTATGAATTGACATTAACAGGTCATGCAAAACTTGGAAAGCCAGTTAATGAGAGCTTTACAGGAACAAAATACACAACAACTATTAAAGGCACAGCAGAAACTCCTGCTGTGCTTTCTTTAACATCAGATATTGCGTTAGGAAGTCTTACAGTAGAAGGTTTAACTGAAGATATTATTACAATTTCCAATGTTGGAAGAAACACAAATATTCTGATTGACGGAGAATCATGTGTGATAACTGAAAATGGCGAGGATATATTTGATAAAGTTGATTTATGGAGCTTTCCAAGGGCAAGTCCTGGAGATATTACAATTAAGCTGGGAAGCACATGCAGTGCAAAATTAAGCTATTATCCAAGATATATTTAAGGAGGCAATATGAAACTTAAGTTAGGTGAAATAAAAGAGGAGATAATTGGACTACGGAAGGTCTATGATAAGAAGCTTCCGGTGGCATTAAGCTATTCTATAGCTACCAATGAGAAAATGCTTTTTGAAAAGTATAAAGAAGTTGAGGAACATCGCGAAAAAATATTCAAAGAGGTTTGTCTGAAAGATGATGACGGTGTACCAATTATGCTTGAAGATGAGAAAAAAGGCACTAAGGAATATACATTTGAAACAGATGCTATAAAGAATGAGGCAATTTCTAAGGTAGAAGAACTTTATGAGCTTGATGAAGATTTTGACATTAGAACAGTAACGATGAATGTTATTGAGCTTACAGAAACAGATCCTAAGTATGATATTCTTACAGCACAGGATATGTCAGCATTATTATTCATGATTAAATAAGAGGAGGAGCGGCTATGCTGAAATACATTGATAAAAATGGCAAGAAAAAGCCGCTAATTGAATATTCGAATCTGTGTATTGAAGAGGTGCTTGACTATGGAGATAAGACATTAACATGTAATGTTTCTATGAAATGTTCTGTGGCACTGGAGGATATAATCAGGACCAGAACCAATGAATATGTAATAAAGCAGAAAAACGGACTGGCTGATGATGGTACATATACAGTAACAGCAAAACTTAACATTGACGAGCTAGAAGGGACTCCTTTTATATCGTTTGATACAACTGAAAAAACAGCACTGGAGGCAGCTCAGTTAGCTCTTGCTGGTACTGGGTGGACATGCGAATGTGATGTAAAAAAGAAGCGTACTATAAGAATGACAAATGCCTCATCATGGGAAATATTAAAAAAGATAGTTGATACTTATATGCTGGAAATGCAAATTGACAGTATAAATAAGGTTATCAGATTAAAGGAAAAAATTGGTTCGTATAAGGGAGCATATTTTACAGACCAGATCAACTTGATATCTTTAGAGAGCCAGGCGAATACAAATGATTTTTATACAAGGATTTATCCAATAGGAAAAGATGGACTTACAATTAAAAGTGTAAATAATGGCAGTACCGTATTGGAAAATCATATATATAGTTCTAAAAATAAGACATATATATGGAAAGATGAAAGATATACGGATCCGCAAAGTCTGAAAGAAGACGCTGCCGAGAAGCTGGCAGATATGGCACAGCCATATATTGCATATAGCTGTTCAATACTTGATTTGTCTCAGAACAGCAAGAAATATAAGAATTACAATATTGGAGATGAAGTTGTATTAATAGACAGCTTTTCTAAGACGAAGATTAAGCAGCGAATAAAAAAGATATCTAGATATCCGGATGATCCGAGTAAAGATACATGCGAAATTGCTAACCTGAAGCTTACATTTACTGAGATGCAGCAGAAACTTAACGATGCAGCAGACACAGTGAATAATATTACAACTGACAATGGAACAGTAGATGGCAGCTCCATAGATGATATGGATGCCAATAAACTAACAAATATTGATGATGTAGTATCTAAAACGGAAAGCTTTAAGAGCATTAAAACAGAAGTATTAACTGTTACAGGTGAGTTACAGAGTGCATCAGGTAAGATAGGAGAACTTGAAACCAATAAACTTGATTCAGAAACGGCAAGGATTACATATGCAACAATAGAAAATTTAAAAGGCCTTTCTGGAGAATTTGAACAGTTCAAGACGAATGATTTTACTGCGGTAACAGCAAAAGTTAATGACCTTACTGTCGGCGTGGAAAAAGTAAAGACTCTGATGTTTGGCTCTGCCACAGGCGAAAGCATTACTACAGATTTTGCCAATAGTGTTATTAGCATGATAGGTACAGCACAGATTAAGGACTCTATGATAGATTCTTTAGATGCAAAGAAAATAAAGGCCTTGGACATTGATACCACAGATGTTGCAGTACATAGCAAAGACGGTTTGAGTAGATGGTCTGATAATACGATACAGATAAGTGATTCTAAGCGTGTTCGCGTTCAGATAGGTAAAGATACATCTGGAGACTATAACATGTATGTGTGGGATGTAAAGGGCAACCTGATGTTTGACGCGCTAGGTCTTACAGAACAGGGAGTTCAACGTGAGATAATCCGCAACGACATGGTAAAAGAAGATGCAAATATATCTGCTGGAAAACTGGATATAGCAAGCCTTTTTAGTGTTATTAATGATGATGGTACACATACGCTTAAGAGCAACAAGATATATCTGGATGATGCAGCACAGACACTTAATGTTCTTCTGCAGGATATAAGAACTGGTTCTGGAAAGGATTATTCCGAATGGGGAAGCTTATTAAAGCAGTCTGATGATTTTATAACACAAAAGTTATGGTGGACTGAGAACATAGACGGAACTAGTGTTAAGGAGAAGTTTTCCAATGTAAACCAGACGCTGCAGGAATATAGTGTAAGTTTATCTAATATGGCCAAGTATGACGATGAAATATACCTGATATCTTATGTGCCAACAAAGGATAATTATCCGGCTTGGGATTGGGGTGTTCCTGTGTATCCGGCTGATACACAGTTTCCACGCGAAGAAACATGGCAGTACAACGATACTGAGTGGGATAAGTATATTGGAAAGGTTGCTTACTGGGAGAACGAAGGCAGAGCATGGCGGTTCATCCGCAATGAGGATGGAAGCCATGGTTGGAAAGAGATTCCTAATTCGGAAACAGCTTATATGCTGAAGCAAAATTCTGCATTAAGAATCAATCTTGATAGCATAAGTAGCAGTTTGTCATTAACTCAGCAGGATTTAAAGGGCAATTATAGTACAACAACGCAGATGAATAACGCTATAACACAAGCAATAACTAAGGAAAGTAATAGTATTAAGCTAGAAGTATCTGGCACCTATGCAACTAAAAATGATATTAATAATCTACAAATTGGTGGAGTCAATAGATTCATAAAAAGCACTGTAACTCCTAATAAGTATATAACAGCCACTGGCATAATAACAGATGGCGGTAACTATTGGGATTTGACGGACTACATAGATGTGTCTAAGTGGAAAAACTATGTAGCGAGTGGATGGACCAATCTGGGTAATGCACCGGCTACTTGTTTTTATGACAGCAATAAAAAGTTTATCAGCGGAGTAGCAGATAAATCTACTGGAGTAAGAGGTTCTCTGCCAGTTCCTTCTAATGCTGCATATATGCGTTTTAGCTTTGCACATGTAGATACAAACAAGCTAAAAATAGAAAAGGGTACAAAAGCTACAGATTATTCTCCAGCACCAGAAGATATTGATGTTAAGTTTAACAATTATGCTACAACAGCAAGCCTTGAAGCATACATTAAGAAAGACCCAACGACAGGGGAACTTAAATCTGCAATTGAAGCTATTGCAGATGATATTACGCTAAATGCAAAAGGTGGACTAAGCATTTCTGGTGGAAGCTCTTTAAATATTACATCTACAGGAAAGTTTGAGCTAGTGAGTAACGTAGAAACCTATTTACCACCCACCTATAACGAGATGAACGTCATTAGAAAAGCCGTGCTAAATGAAACTACTGATATGTTAAATAAAGAACTGTACGATTTTAACTCCGATGGTGTTATTGACATATTTGATATGGTACAAGCAAAAAGATATATGCTCGGATATGACACGAAAGGAACTTTTGAAAAGTGGAAATATGCAAAAAAATCAAAAGTTACATTCGAAATAAAACCACAAAATGCTCAAAAATGCATTTTGCTATCAGGTACAGATATGTGGGGAACTCTAAGAGAGACTTATATAGGTATTGATACTGTCAAAACAGTAGGAATTAACGCATTACAAGCTTTGTTAAAAAATTTAACGGTAGTGGAAGATGAAAGTTCGTTCAGTTCAAAAAGTAATTATGCTGCCAATATAAGTTCACTCCATGTAGGAAATTTTCATACGGATTATATTGAGACTAGTTCAATTAAAGTTACAAATGTTATGGAAATGAGTTCAGAAGGAACAACTATAAAAATCCAAAATCCAAGTGATATAAGTTTAACTCATTATGGAAGAACAAAACATCCTGCAATGTATACTAGCAATCCTATAACATTTGATTGGAATGGAAACCAGCTAAATATACTTGTGGATAATACAGTAGTTGCTACATGGGACTGGGGTTCAGGCACATGGTTAAATTAGATAATTATTTTAAAAGCATGGGAATTAACCCATGCTTTTGTTTTTTAGGAGGTAAATTATGAGCTTAACAGGATTTATTTCTTACAAAAGAGTAGGCTGGACAGGACAGACACCGTGGAACCCAACCAACCTTAACATAATGGATAAGGGAATCAAAGATAACAATGACATGATTGCTAATCTCAGAAGCGAGGTAAGTGCACTAAACAGTAATATTGACGTTAAAAACTGCTTTTGTAAAAATATTGCGAGTGATGGTACTTTTGAGGGATATGGATATAACTACTGTTATTATAACAAATCTACTAAAACAGGGATTTTATACTTTGCTTCCAGAATTGAAACACCAGATTCTACATTAAATAATTTTTCTGGATATTATGATGTCGAATCAGTTTTAGAAAAAATGAGCATTGATTTTAATACAATACTAGAAAGTAATTATATTCCATATGATTCTGCAGGTGTAGTTCGACAAAAGCTGGTTGGATATGGAACGACATTATTATATAGTTCCGCAAACAAACATTATGCTTTTGCAAGATACTACACAAAAGATGGGAAGAAAGGAGCGTGGGCAACTACTGAATTTAAGAAAGACGATTATATTACAGGCTCACTTATATTTAGTTAAGTTTCGAATGCTGCCTTAGTAATTGTACCGTCGTATTTAATATTATTACTGTTTTGTGAACATATAACAATGGAAAAAATGAAATTGCACCAGTAACAGAAAGGATATTGACTTATGGAAAAATTAAAAGTAATTGTAACAGCGGTGTGGAGCATTATATTAAGTGCCCTGGGAATTTTGGCAATTCCAGTATTATTATTGGTAACATGTAATCTAATAGATTATTTCACAGGTATTGCGGCTTCTAAATTTAGAAAGCAGCAGATAGATAGTTATAAAGGAATAAGAGGGATTGCAAAGAAAATATGTATGTGGCTTTTGGTAGGAGTTGGTGTGATAATAGACCAGCTCCTTTCTTATTCTGCAGGAGTTGTAGGAATAACATTACCTTTTACATTTCTTGTAGCATGTGTCGTAGCAATCTGGCTTATATGCAACGAAATCATAAGCATATTAGAAAACATCAATGACATTGGAGTAACAATTCCACCATTTTTGCAGCCAATAGTGAAGAATCTTAAGTCACAGGTAGAAAAGAAAGCAGATATAGAAGAAAGAGAGGATAAGTAATATGAGAACATTTCCAGTGATTATCACAAAGTATGAGCATGTAAACAACTTTATTAACACTCTTGCACCAGTGGTGTGCAATGCATGGATTAAATACAGAAGAGAAGAAAAGAAAACAATAAGCCCAGCTGTAATTCTTGCACAGGCTGCTAAAGAATCTGGTTGGAATTTAGGGGCTGCTTCACTTTTTGGAATTAAGGGAAGCGATGCAGAATATGATACAACAGAGTACATAGATGGAGAATATGTAAACATTAAAGATTCCTTTGAAAAGTATCCTGATGTAATGGGTGCTGTATATGGATATCTTGATCTGATGCAGTGGAATAATTATGATGATGCAACAGCAGCAAATACAGTCGAAGGAGAGCTTTATGGTCTTACAAATGCTGTGAACAATACAGACAGAGATGCAGAAGGCAACTGGGTTGGATATAACTATGCAACTGCTCCAGATTACTATGAGACAACACTTGCTATTATTAACGACTTTGACCTTAGAGCATTTAATGATTATGTATGGTCTGTTGTTAATGAAACAGATGATACAGAAGAGATAGAACAGCCTTCAGAAAAACTTAATGAGAGTGTTATTGATGCAATTTACCGTGGTGAGTACGGTGATGGAGAAGAACGCAGACAGAAGCTCGAAGCTGCAGGTTACAATTATGCAGATTATCAGGCTGCCATGGAAGCTAAGTATTATCCTAAAGATGATACACCAGCAGAAAGTGAGGAAGAGGAAACATCGCAGAATGCAGAAGAAAGAGTGGCAGTTGTAGAACCAGGAGGAAGTTTTTGCCAGATTGCAAGAGACTATCTCGGAGATGAAGGCAGGGCACAGGAGTTAGCAGAATATAATGGAATGAGTATAGATACACCTCTTTACGCAGGCATGGAGCTTAGGCTGCCAGATTAAATTGTACTCATAAAATCTATGTATAATTAATATCATATTATAAGAAAATAAAATACGCATAATACGCATAAAACTATTGACAAAATACGCATAATGCGTATAATAAAATTAAAGATACCAAGAAAGGAGGAAAGCCAATGACTGTCAGAGAGCTTGATAAGCTTATAAGGAATGACGGTTGGTATTTTATAAAGCAAGTTGGATCACATATGCAATATAAGCATCCAACGAAAAAAGGGAAAGTAACAATACCTAACCATGGAAGTGGCGGAGATGTAGACATACGAACAGCCAATTCAATACTTAAGCAAGCAGGACTTAAATAGTCCTGCATAGCTTATGTTGGTGAAAGGTATAATATAAAAATAAAAACAATGAAAGGAAAACGGAGGACGAAAAAGAAAAACCGAAGAAAAGTAAAAGGAAAACAGGAAACAAAGAATGGAAGGAAAGGAAAGAAGGTCGTTAAAAATGAAATTAGTATATCCGGCAATTTTTACACCTTGTATAGAAAAATGTGGCTACACAGTAGAAGTGCCTGATCTCCCTGGATGCGTTACTGAAGGTAAGGATTTAGCAGACGCTATTGAAATGGGAATAGATGCAGCGAGTGGTTGGGTACTAGGTGAACTTGAAGAAGGAAATAATATTCCATCTCCATCATTGGGGAAGGATGATATAAAACTTGAAGAATCAGAAAGCTTTATAAGTATGCTTGTATTAGATATTGATGCTTATGCTGAAAAGTATGGTAATAAAACAGTACGGAAAAATATAACTATTCCTGCTTGGTTAAACACATATGGTGAAAAGAACAATATTAACTTTTCACGGATTCTTCAGGACGCTCTTTTAAAAAGAGCAAGTGTAAATTAATAATATTATGAAAAGATAGGGATACAGATAATATATGGCTGTATCCCTATCTTTTTGCAGTTTATTTATTACATTACTTTAAATTACATTATTGAACATTATGGAAAGGTCGTTATAGCACTTGCGGGGGTACTTGCAGCAGTATTGCTTACAGCAGCAGTTGTTACTATTGTTTCAGACAGAACTAAAGGTGCTGTTAGTGACATTTCGTATAAGGAGCATATATATGATGCTATTGATGCGAGCAGACCTAATCAGTAATGTGAGGAATGTATATGGAGAAAGAACAGCTTCAGGAGCTGATAGAGAATAATAAAGAGGATATCTTTTCAGAGATTAAGGATGAGATATCTGATGATACTGTAACTGATATCGAGTGGGATGGATATAATCTTTGGATAACACAGTTGGGAAGAGGCTGCTATATTTCCATGAAAGAGCTTAGTGACAAGTATATGGATAATCTGTCTATAAGACTTGCCAATATTATGGGTGCATCTTTTAACAGAATGCACCCGATATTGGAGGCTAATACTGAATCTTTAAGAATCTCAATATGGCACGAATCAAGGTGTGGAAGAAAGAGCATGGCTATAAGAAAGATTCCAAGAAAGCTTAGATTTGGGCATGGTGACCTTGTAAAGTCTGATTATGCTCCTGAGAGTATTATTACATTGCTTGAGAATTGTGTGACGGCTCATCTTTCAACTGTAATTGGTGGACAGCCTCATGCAGGAAAGACAGAACTTCTTAAGTATCTGGCTACATTTATTCCGGCAGAAGAAAAGGTTGGTGTTTATGAGGATAATCAGGAGATACATTACAGGCAGATTAATCCACATAGCAAGTGTGTTGAGTTTTTTGTGGATTCTAAGATTACATATCAGGATATTATAAGAGCAGGTTTACGACATAACATTGACTGGGTTCTTCTTTCAGAATCAAGAGGACCAGAAGTTATGGAGCTTCTTAACAGTTTATCTACGGGAGCTTATTGTATGACGACTATGCATCTGGATGATATAAGGGATATGCCAGACAGAATGTATTCTATGCTGGGTAATGGAGAATCGTCAGACAGATTTATTAACAGTATATATAAGTATATTGATCTTGTGCTGCTTGTTGATTGCGACAGATTTGAAAGAAGACATATTAGCCAGGTGGGGTTTTTAAGCAGGAATCAGGGAGAGAATACATGTACTGTTATATATGAAGATGGGGAATTTCTGGATAGTGATATTCCACAGGATATTATGGATAAGTTTATTAAATACGGAATAGATGATCCGTATATATGGAGGCATAATTGAAGAAGATATTAAGATATTTATCTGTAAAGCAGTTAATGGAGGACATTGCAGATCTGAATGGCGTTATGTCTGTAAGAAGATTTGTTTTATCAACCATGCTTGCAGGAGTTGCTGTATATAGTGCATGTCTGTTGTACAGAATTAATTATATCGCAGCGTTATTTGTTATGATTCTGGCTGTAATTATGATTCCCGGACTGGTAAGGAATTATTTTATGGAAAGAAGTAAAGCGTCAAGATTTGCAGATGTGGATGTGTATCTTCACCAGATGACATACTCGTTTATCAGGAATCCGAAGGTTAATATTGCACTTCAGGATGCGTATGCAATCAGCAGCGGAAGACTGAAGAGATGTCTTTCACGGGCAATTGAAGAACTTCAATATGGAATGGGGGAAAGAGTATATGAAGATGCATTGAAGATTGTTGAAGAAGAATATGATTGTTCAAGAATACGGACACTTCATAAGTTCTTAGTTAGTGTAGAAGAAAAGGGTGGACGATACACAGGAGCAATGGAAGTGCTTCTGGAGGATTTTGACAGATGGGTTAATAATGTATATAAGTATCAGTCGGAGATAAGAAAGATAAAGCGGGATATTACTATAGGAATAATGATAAGCATGGTACTTGCAATGCTTACTACCGTTATGTGCAGTACTCTTAATATGTTTTCGAAAGAGCCGCTTAGCATAACAGATACACTGGCATATCAGTGCGTTTCCATTGTGTTTGTTGTTCTGTGTATGCTGTTTTACATATATACCCGTAAGCACTATGGTTGTGACTGGATAGGAGAAAACAGAACAGATAAGCAGATAATGCGTGATTATAATAATGTATTTAAGTCGGAAGCAAAGAAGATTACTTTAAAGATGATCCCGTTATGGGGGATTATGCTGCTTACAGTGATAATTCTCATATTAGTACAGTTAAAGATAGCGGCGATATGTGTTGCTGCAGTTATGGTTCTGTTTATAATAACGCCATTTACACAGAGAAAAGGTTCAGCAGGAAGAATTAAGAATGACTTATATTGTGGTTTTACAGAATGGCTAAGAGACTTAGCAGTTAATCTTGAAAATAAACCATTATTGTCAGCAGTTGAAGATACTTATGATAGCTGTCCTGTTATCATGAAAGAATCTTTAGGAAAGTTCATATATGAGATTGAACTCAATCCATCTGATATCATGCCATATTATAGTTTCTTAAGTGAATTTGATGTGATGGATATCCAATCGGCAGTCAGAATGTTGTATTCAATAGGAGATCTAGACAGGGACAGCATGAATCAGACGATTAATGCTCTCGTAAGAAGAAATTATGAATTATCAGATAAGGCAGAGGCTGCCAGATATCTTGACAGTACAAGCATGATGAGATTTTCTGAGTATATACCAACTTTTTTTGTGGCATTTAAGATGGCGGTTGATATGATGTTAGTTGTTAATATGTACTTATAATTGGAGGTGTATATTATATGAATCATATTATTGATGAATATGCAGGAGTGATAATTGGACTGATTGTATCTTATTCAATGATTAATATTTTTGGAAATATCTTTACAGGGGTGATAAGAATATGAAGGATGTTATTAATACATACGGAGAAGCAGTAATAGGAATGTGTGCAGTGGTGGTTGCCATGACAATGATTGGAATGTCTATGTCTGCGTACAGAAATATACTTTTAGGTGTGATAGGTTCATGCCTTGGATAGCAGATAAAGGGGGTATTAATGAAGGGGATAATTGAGACATCAGTTTATCTTGTTATATTTGCATTGGTATGTTTCTTTTCTATTGATTTCATAAGGATTAATCAGAGAGTTTCTGATGCAGGAGAGATAAGCCAGTATATTGAGAATTATATTGAAGCATATTGTGGGGATATTCCTGATAGTGAATTATCAGAGGAAGCTAGAGATAAGAAGCTTTATGTGTTAGCCAGGTCAGTTCAGAAAGGGGGTATGAGGCTTACATATGGAGACGTAAGCAGGGCAGGTGATTATGAATATATAGAATACACACTGGAATATCCGCTGTCTGCGGCTATGTTTGGTTATTCTTCGCAACATACATATAAAGGACTTGCACGTTACTTTGTAAGCTGAAGATATTTGAGAGGAGTTATTACATGTAGTGGTATTATTGTTGTTATAGCGTTAATAGTCATGATACATGCGTCGATAACAGGAAACAATATTAGAAGAGATGAAGTCAACAGAAGTCTTGACGGTGCAATGGATTTTGCATTTGACAGGATGGGTGATGTATATGCTGATAAATATTTTACAACATATGATGCTGGGAAAAGACAACAGATACTGACTGATCTGATGGAAGAATTTTGTGTGGTTTTAAGTGAAAGAGTTGCATCAGATGGTAATGTTACTGTTAAACTTATAGATTCAGATTTAGACAGAGGGTTGTTTCAGATTGGAGTTACAGAAGAATATGAATATCCATTTGGCGGAAGAACAGGAAAATGTTACTATGAAAAAACGTATTCCTTTAATTGACAAATGTTTTCTTATATCATAGAATATTCTGGTGTGCCTGAAAAGG